CCAGTCCCTATTATATCTAAATTTGTAGATATTGTTGCTAATGGTATTGCTGAAAGAATGTATGACATAAAAGCGTACTCTCAAGATCCTTATGGTGTTCAAAAAAGAACTGAATACATGGAGTCAGTTCTTAGGGATATGAAAATGAAAAGCATAGACCAGTATGTTAAAGAAAACTTTAACTTAGACCTATCTGAAAACAATCCTGAAACTTTACCTGAAAACGAAGAAGAGTTAGGGTTATACATGCAGTTATCTTATAAGCAGTCTGTGGAACTAGCAGAAGAGCAAGCTTTAAAGGTTTTGATGGAAGGTAACAACTACGAGTTGATTAAGAAAAGGTTTTACTACGATTTAACTGTGCTAGGTATTGGAGCTGTGAAAACTGGATTTAACACGTCGCAAGGCGTTACTATAGATTACGTTGACCCAGCAGACTTGGTTTATTCTTATACTGAATCGCCATATTTTGACGATATATATTATGTTGGAGAGGTTAAAACAATTCCTATCAACGAACTAGCGAAGCAGTTTCCGCATTTGACTGAAAGTGATTTAGAAGAAATAATCCAAACAAGGTCAGTTCATAATAATAACTATAACCAAGGCGGTAGCACTTCTAGAGAAATAGATAACAACTCAGTTCAAATACTTTATTTTAACTTTAAGAGCTACATGAATGAAGTTTATAAAATGAAAGAAACTGGATCTGGAGCTGAAAAAGCTATAGAAAAAGATGATACATTTAATCCTCCAGAGGAAAAAGAAGGTGGGTACGGAAGGTTACAAAGATCTATAGAGTGTCTTTACGAAGGAGCTATGGTGTTAGGTACAGATAGACTACTTAAGTGGGAGATGGCAAAAAACATGGTGCGTCCTAAAAGTGATTTTACAAAAGTTAAAATGAATTACTCTATAGTAGCTCCTAGAATGTACAAAGGTAGAATCGATTCGTTAGTAAAACGTATAACGGGCTTTGCTGACATGATACAACTTACGCATTTAAAGCTACAGCAAATAATGGCTAGAATGGTTCCAGATGGAGTTTATTTAGATGCCGATGGTTTAGCTGAAGTTGATTTAGGTAACGGTACAAATTACAACCCACAAGAAGCTTTAAATATGTTTTTCCAAACAGGTTCTGTTATTGGTAGAAGTTTTACTTCTGAAGGCGATATGAATCCTGGTAAAGTACCTATTCAAGAAATAACATCTGGGGCAGGGGGTCAAAAAATGCAAGCGCTTATAGGTAATTACAATTATTATCTACAAATGATAAGAGATGTAACTGGATTAAACGAAGCTAGAGATGGTTCTACGCCGGATAAAAACGCTTTAGTTGGTGTACAAAAAATGGCAGCAGCTAATTCTAACACAGCGACAAGGCACATATTACAATCAGGACTGTTCTTAACAGCTCAAACGGCAGAATGTTTATCATTAAGAATATCTGATATTATAGAATACTCTCCAACTAAAGATGCTTTCGTGCAAGCTATTGGAGCGCACAATGTTTCTACTTTAGAAGAAATGTCTAATCTTCATTTGTATGATTTCGGTATATTTATCGAATTAGCTCCAGACGAAGAAGAAAAAGCGTTACTTGAGAATAACATACAGGTTGCTTTGTCTCAACAAAACATAGAGTTAGAAGATGCTATTGACGTTAGAGAAATAAAAAATCTTAAAATGGCTAACTCGTTGTTAAAGATTAGAAGAAAGAAAAAGATAGATAGAGATCAAAAGATCCAACAACAAAATATACAAGCGCAATCCCAAGCTAATGTCCAAGCGCAACAAGCTGCTGCTCAAATGGAGATTCAAAAGAACCAAGCTATAACACAGTCTAAAGGAGAGCTTGCTCAAATTGAAATGCAGTTAGAGCTTCAGAAAATGCAAGCAGAGGGAGAACTTAAGAAAATGCTAATGGAGCAGGAGTTCCAATACAACATGCAGTTAAGGCAAGCGGACGTTGACAGCGTTAAGGGTAAAGAAAAAGAAAAAGAAGATCGTAAAGATAAAAGAACAAAAATACAAGCAACACAACAATCAGAAATGATTGACCAAAGAAAAAACGAAAAACCACCTAAAAACTTTGAATCAGCAGGTAATGATATAATGGGTGGTGGATTTAACATGGGCGCATTCGAGCCCCAATAAACAGAGTACTAATTATTATTATATTATATTATGGCAAAAAAGAAAAAAGTAGAGGCAACTGAAAAGGTTGTCCAAGAGCAAGTAGACAACGTAACTAAAGTTAACTTAAACAAAACTGAAGAAAGTAACGTTACAAAAGTAGATTTAAGCAAACCACCTTCAGAAGAAGTTGTTGCAGAAGAATCACCTGTAGAAGAAATTGTTGAAGAAGTTGTTGAAGAAGTTGTTGAAGAAAAACAACCAGAAACAGAAGTTGAAACTCTAGTTCTTGAAGAGATTACTGACGAAGAAGTTCAAGAGGAAGTTGAAGAGTTAACAGAGCAAGTAGAAGAAGCTGTTGCGGAAGCAGAAGCTACTGGCAAGCCTATTCCAGAAAACATACAGAAGTTAATGGAGTTTATGGAAGATACTGGTGGAGATCTAGAGGATTATGTTAAATTAAATCAAGATTTTTCTGAGCTGGACAACAACTCTATATTAAAAGAATACTACAAGCAAACAAAACCTCATTTAGATTCTGAAGAAATAGATTTCTTAATGGAAGATACTTTTTCTTTTGACGAAGAGCTAGATGAGGAGAGAGATGTTAGAAGAAAAAAATTAGCTTTGAAGGAGCAAGTTGCTCAAGCAAAGCAACACCTGGACGGTGCAAAGTCCAAATATTACGAAGATATCAAAGGCGGATCGAAACTCACGAGTGAGCAACAGAAAGCAGTTGAATTCTTCAACAGGTACAAAACGGAATCAAAAGAGCAGGAAGAGGTAGCAGGTAAGCAAAAAAGTACGTTTTTAAATAAAACTAATAAACTTTTCAACAAGGAATTCAAAGGTTTTGAATACAACGTTGGTGAGAAGAAATTTAGGTTTAATGTTAAAGACTCTGACACCGTAAAAGACACTCAAAGCGACATTAATAATTTTGTCAAGAAGTTCTTGAATAAAAATAATGAAATGGAAGATGCTAAGGGTTATCACAAATCGATGTACACTGCTATGAATCCTGATAAGATCGCTAATCACTTTTACGAACAAGGTAAGGCTGACGCTTTAAAAAATAGCGTAGCTAAATCTAAAAACATCAGCATGGACCCAAGACAATCTCACGGGGTAGTTGAAGCTGGTGGGATTAAAGTAAGAGTGCTTGGTGAAAATTCTAATGATTTCAAATTCAAAATTAAACAAAAATAAAAATTTAAAAATTAAAAATTATGGCAATTACACCCGGAGGTAGTTTGAATACTGTCCCTGCTGCGACGCAGCAAGCATTATCTACAAACTATCTAGATTTCAACCAAGACATGGGTTGGGCACAACAATATTTACCAGATCTTATGGAAAAAGAAGCTGAAGTTTTCGGACCGAGAACTATTTCAGGATTTCTTTCACAAGTAGGAGCTGAAGAAGCGATGCAAGCTGACCAAGTTATTTGGTCTGAGCAAGGTCGTTTACACCTTTCTTATAAAGGTTCAATACACACTGATAATGGTGGAACTCTTATAACAGGTGGTGGTTCTGCTACTGTAGCACAGTTTACACCTACTCATAGTATAGATGGCGTAGCTGGTACAGATCACGGTGTTAGAGTTAACGATACTGTTATTGTATCTAACGCTCAAGGTGTCTTCAAGTGTTTAGTATCAGTAGTAACAGCAACGCTAATCGACGTAGAACCTTACGATGGTACTGTTATAGCTACAGATGCAACTGCTCAAGGAACGACTATATTAGTTTATGGTTCTGAATTTGGAAAAGGTGATAGCTATGCTACTGCTGATGGTTTAAAAACACGTACTGACTCAAGAGGTGCTAACGAGCCAGGATTTAAAACTTTTAGTAACAAACCGATTATAATGAAAGACTACTACGAAGTATCAGGTTCTGATACAGCTAGAGTTGGTTGGGTTGAAGTTGCTAGTGAAGACGGACAAGCAGGTTACTTATGGTACTTAAAAGCTGAGGCTGATACAAGAGCTCGTTTTAACGATCACTTGGAAATGGCAATGTTAGAAGGTGAGTTAAACGCTGCTGCTTCGCAAACTGATGGAGCTGATATTTTATTAGGTTCTGTTGCTGGTGGTGCTGGTAGAGTTGGTACTGAAGGTTTATTTGCTGCTATCGAATCAAGAGGTAATTTAACTTCAGGTATTACTGGTGTTAACTCTGCTACTGATTTAGCTGAATTTGATGCTATCTTAGCTGAGTTTGATTCTCAAGGTGCTATTGAAGAAAACATGATGTTTGTAAACAGAGCTACT